TATTATTTAATGTATTATAATATAAAATATTTTTCTCCCATTTTTTTGCTTCTTTAATATAGTCTTTTTCAGGATTAAAATTAATTTTTTTAGAATTATTTATAGATCGTGCAATTTTATCTAATTCATCATTATCATCATTATATGCTGAATTAATATTTGAATACATATAATATATGATAAAATTAAAAATAATATTATTAAACTAACTTTTTTAAATATTATATAATAAAATAAAATATTATAAAATATATATATAAAATATTCTGCGTATTATCAAATATAAATCTTTCTCCTAATAAAATATATCAATGACTGATAGTGAAAATTTTAATATAAATCAAACTGAAATTACGGAAGGAACTAATATGATGGTAGATTATTTAGTTAATAGTGAAAAACTTATTAATCCTGATGAAAGATGGTCATATACTAAAAATAATCATAATCATAATGATAATGACGACATAGATGATGATTTTAATTCATATAAACAAAATAATCGTTCTGATTCTGATAGAGATGATTCCAGACGTTCAGATAGAAATGACTCCAGACGTTCAGATAGAGATGATTCCCGGTATTCAGATAGAGATGATTCGAAACGTTCTGATAGAGATGATCAAGATGATAATCATAATGACAATCATAATGATCATCCTAAGGAAAAAAATTCAACAGATAAATATATTGATGACGAGTATGAAGAATTACCACCTCTTGAAAAGAGATTGCGTAAATTAGAATTAATGAGACGTTTAGGTGAATTGCGCGATATTGGATGCAAAGTAACTAATTATTCAATTGATGATGATTATTATATGATGAAATATGAATTAGAACTTCATACAAGCATTCGTTCTAAGAGAAATTGGATGGGATTATATAATCATGTATTAATTGGTGCTGTAAAAGGAGTTGAATTATTAAATAATTCATATAATCCATTTGATTTTAGTTTAAAAGGATTAAGTAATGAAGTTAGTTCAGATAAAAATACATATTATGAAATATTAGGTGAAATATATGAACATCATAATGTTCCTGGTAAAAAAATGAACCCATGGTTCCGTTTATTTATTACTCTAATTGGAACAACAGTTGTTGTAGGTGGAAAAAATAATGCTCATAAATTTATTCCAGGTGAAGCAGCTAATGTTGAAAATGATCAAGGTCTACTTAATATGCTTAGATCAAAAGCAATGGGTGCAATGGGAGGGATGGGTGGATCAAAAGATGCAGCTCCTGCAAATCAAACTCAAAGTGCTCCCAAGGAAGAGCCTAAAAATGGATTAGATGAATATATGAATAAACAACATGAAACGGCGATTCAGAAAGCACATGATTTAGAAGAATTAAAACGACAAGAATTAGAATATCAACAGTTTCAAAAAATGTTAGTAGAAGATAATTCTAAATTTCAAAATATGAAAAAAAATCTTGAAATGACTATAAGTCCTGGTTCCGATTCTGCATCTAAATCAAAATCTGCATCGAAGGTTGCATCAAAGATTGTATCAAAGAAATATCATGAACCACACGCAAATACCGATTCAGATACATCCAGATCTACCTTATCAAATATCTCATCTAAATCATCGCGTAGTGTTATTTCAATTAATAAAACATTAAAAACAAAATTAGATCAAAATAAAAATTCTATAAAACCATCTTCTATATCTTTTGGAAGTACTACAAAAGGTCGTAAAGGAGGTATTACGAGTGGAAAAAAATAATATTTTTCCTGTCGTAAAGGAGGTATTACAATAATAAAAAAATAATATTTTTTAAAAGAATTAAAAATAATTATATGTCATAAAAATATTTTTTTTATAATATATATATATATATATGGCTAAATATATCGAGAATTTAAAACAATTTAAAGAAGATAATATAAATAAATTAATTGGAGTTACATTTTCTTGTTGGGATTTGTTACATGCAGGTCATAATATTTTTTTATCAGATTCAAAAGATCGTTGTGATATTCTTTGTGTTGGATTACAAACTGATCCTTGTATAGATCGTCCTGAAAAGAATAAGCCAATACAAACATTAGCAGAACGCGAGATACAGATTAAAAGTTGTAGATATGTAGATTATTATTTTATATATTCTACGGAAAAAACATTATATGAATCACTCAAAGAAATACAACCAAATATAAGATTTTTAGGGGATGATTATGTGGGTAAATCTTTCACAGGAGATGATCTAAATATTCCAATACATTACCATCCAAGATCAGATCATAATTATTCAACAACTTTTTTGCGAAAACTTATATATCAAAGAGAATTGATTAAAAATCAAATAAAAATTGATTTTAAGTAAAACAATATATAAAAGATATATACATATATAAATAAATATATATATATATTAATAATTTCAGAATGTCTAAAAAAATAGATTCGAATAATGATGATAATAAAGACAATAAAGATAATAAACTAAATATAACAAGTGAAAAAAAACGTGGAAGGCCTCCAAAATTTGTTTCAATACCTCAACCTAAATCTAAACCCATTATTGAAATTCCAGATTCAAATGAAGAAATTATTCTACATTTAAAACATACTCCAAATACTTCATCAAATGATGTTTCAAGATTTACAAATTTTAATACAGATAGTATAACAAATCTTAATTTAGAACCTATAAATAATAAAAATAATTCTACTATAATTTCTGATCCAAATGAATTAATCTTATCAGAGTCAAGTGGTAATCAATGTACGGATATAAATTATTTAATTGATGAAATTCATCGAAGAGACTTGATTATAAAAGAATTAAGAGAAAGTTTAAAATATATTAAAAATGTATCTCAAGATAATTTTTTAACTGTAACAAAAGAAAATAAAAAAACATTAATAAATATGGGATTAATAAATTTTAAAGATAATAAATTAATTTTAGCTGATTCTACTAATATTTGTTGTTGGTGGTGTACGTATAATTTTGATACGTTGCCATGTTTTCTTCCAGAAAAATTTACAAATAATAAATATTATGTATTTGGTGTTTTTTGTTCATTTTCATGTATGTTTGCATATAATGAAGATATGAATGATTTTAGAAAACAAACAAGAAATTCATTAATTAATAAATTATACAAAGATATTTTTGGATTTGATTGTAATATTAAACATGCAGGACCTCGTGAAATATTAGAAAAATTTGGAGGAGTTGTAAAGATAGAGACATTTCGTGATTCTAAATCAATTTGTAATAAAATACATAAAATTAATATTCCACCAACTATTCCTTTATTATCATATTATGAAGAATCTATATTAGATAAAAATTAGAGTTTTTCTACTTTTATTTTTTTAATACTTGTTTTAGTTTTAGTTTTAGTTTTAGTTTTAACTTTTTCACTATCTATATTCGAATCTTTATTCAAACTTATATTCGAACTTATATTCGAACTTATATTAGAATCTTTATTAGAACTTTTTTTTGCCTTAGATTTTATTTTTTTAATAGTTAATTTACTTTGATCTATTTTCATTATCATATCTTGATATTTTGCGGGAATTGGTTTAAATACATATTGGAATGCTTGTAAAAAACAATCTGTTAAATCATCTTTTTTCAGATGAGGTGTTAAGAATAATTGTTCTTCTTTTTTTATTAATGCCAAACAATATATTTGTCCTAAACCTTTTGTAATATCATATGTTTCCTTAGAATTTGTTGCTAAATTTAATTTATCTGCAGTAATAGTTTTATCTATTTTAAGTTTATTCGATGGAGATATAAATCTACAATTTGTAATTAAACTTTTTGTAAGAAGTTTATCAGTAATACCTCTTAAAACAAAATATGAGTATAATAAAGTAGATATTGTTTTCATATTTGGATTTTTTAATGATGGTTGATTTTCTATTAATACTTCATCAACCATTATTAAATCTTTGTGTTCATCAAGTTTTGAAAATAATTTTAGTGCAAGCTCTTGGATTGGTTGTTGAGAACAATTTTGATTAGTTAATTTACTTGGTTTAAAATCTTTTAAAACGGATTTTGATAATTTAAGATGTTTTTCACACCACGACCATTCTGGTTTACCAAGAAAATTAAATTTAGAATTTTCTTTACATTTAGGATGAGAACATTTAAATAGGATTGTTTCATCAAGCTCTAATTTACATTTATCTTTATGAGCTTTACATAGAATTTGTTTAGGAGATTCTGGTTTAAGTTGCATCTGAAATCGACCAATCTTTCCACATTTATTACCAGTTCTTAATAAGTGTTGGCATACATTACGATCATCCATTAAATTAATAATATCCCATCTCAATATCCGAAAATCAGTATACGATTCTGTTTTAGGATCTTTTATAAAATCAATTAAACAATAAGCAAGATTTTTAATTCCAACATCAAATGATAAAATCTTCATTATACAAATATATATATATTATATTATAATATATTGTTTAATTATATTTGTTAAGATGGATAAAAAAACAACATCTCAAACGATCTTAGATCAAATTCAAATAAATATATTACCAACAGATGTAACAATAAATACTATGACTGTAATATGTCATATGGATATGATATTTAATGTTGGTAATATTGCTAAATATATTGATTTAAGTTTAGATGGTATTATTAAGATTAGTCATGGACGTTCTGGAGATATTTTGACGAATCGAATAATTGTTCATAAGAAAAAATTTAAAAAGATAAAAAAAAATAAAAAAGTATTTTTTAATCAGGTATCATTAAGTGTGGTTATACCTTCAAAGAAAGATCGACCAGTAAATTTAAAAATATTTTCAAACGGTTCTATGCAAATGACAGGATGTAAACATATTGATAATGCAATTGAAGCAATTGAAAGAACATTTGTAGAATTAAGAAAGATTAAAGCAATTGTTGATCCTAAAAAAATGTGTTTAGTTGAAAAACCATTTTGTTCAAAACCAGAAGATCTAAATATGACAAAAGTAATTGCAATGGAAGTTGCAATGATTGTAAGTAAATTTACATATCCTATTAATATTAATAGAGCAAAATTATATGAATTATTTTTAAAAGATAATTTAGAAGCAAAATATGATCCAGAATTACATGCATCAGTTGATTTAAAATTTGCTTCTGGAGATAAAAAAATTTCAGTATTTATTTTTGAAAAAGGTTCAATCGTTATTACTGGTGCAAAAACATGTAAGCATATATTAGAAGCATATAATTTTGTTAATGAATATTTATTAACTCATCATAAAATTATCTCAAAAAAAAATATAAAACAAGATGATATTGAAAAATTTATTAATCAAAAAAATTAATAAAAAATTGATCTATATTATATTTGTATATGTATATGTATATATATTTATTTATTATTATTTTATAATTATTTATAATTCTGTAAAATGGAAGTATTAATTAAATCAATTTATGAAGAACCTGTAAATTATGATATTTTAGTAGAAAATGCAAAATTATCTTACAAATATTCATCAATGGATATTTTTTCAGTATTAAATTCATCTTTGACAGATATTAAAAAAAAATATATACTTAACCAATTAGTGTTAGTTGTTCCAAGTAGATTTCCACAAGGATATAATATGCAAATAACTATGTCAGATGATCTTACAGAATCACTTTATAGTTTAAATTTAGATTGGGATTATGTTGAGAAATATATAAAAGATCTATCATGTTTATCATTAATATCTAATTTACAAAGATTATCATTATTATATCTGGAGATTACTTCATTCGGTTTATCAAAATTATTAAATTTAGAAGAGTTATATCTGAGTGAATTATATATGATCACTTCATTAAGTGATATCCCACCAAATATTAAAAAATTAACAATAAAAGGTTGTAGGGAAATTAATAATGAAAATCTTGGTGAATTATCAAAATATACTTTATTGGAAGAATTAACTTTGAAATCATTAAATATAACAAATATTGATTTTTTAAATATTCCAAATCTAAAAAAAGTAAACATTGAATCATGTCATGATATAGTTAATACTGATAATTTATCTTTGATATCGTCATTAGAGGTAATTGAAATTTCTCATTGTTATAAATTACAAACAATTAAGATTGAAAATTTACCTAATTTACAAAATCTTAAAATATGGTCAACCAAATCTACAACATTACAATTAACAAATCTACCTAAAATAAATAAATTTGAATCTATATCAAATCATTTATTAGAAAATATTAAGATTGTGAATTGTCCTGAATTAAGTGATAATTAATTTATTTAATTTTTTTTATAAAATAATTATTTTATAAAAATATTATCAATTTTTATAATTTTTAACTGTTAAAATATGTTATTATTTTTGAATAAAAAGCACCAACACGCACTAATTGGCGTACGCGAGCCCTCCCATACCACTCATAATTCTAAGAACGTTGTAGGAGAATGCAAAGATGTATACAAGAGTTCCGTTATATACTTGTAACTTGAGTTTCTTATTAGAACGAAGAGAATCGGTATAAGATACAGATAAGATAGTTGTATCAATACGAGACAAGTTAGCAGATCCAGATGGTTGATGTTGTTCAGGATGAAGAGCAAATGAGTAAACATTGATACCATCGGCAGGGGTTCTGGTATGATGTTGAGCAGGTTGAACATAGTTAAAATAAGAACCATTCTGAACAGAAAATCTATCATGACCATTAAGTTTAAGTTGACCATATTGAACAAGATTTCCAGTTCCATCAAGTCTTAAACCATAGTTATATGGTTGATTAACAAGAACATCTCTAACACTTTTTGCAGTATATGTAGTAGTTTCAGTATAGGCACGAGTATCAGTTAATTCACTAATAGGAATAGATACATCGGTTAAAGATAAATTGTGAGAAACAACTTTTACTTTACTCATAGGTAAAAGTTGAACTTCTCCTGTTAGCAATGCTACAGGAGCACTTGTAGCACCAGTAGCTAATCTTGTTAGGTATGTTTCGGTATTACTATCCCAATCAGCAGCACCACCAACGCCCGCAACATCTAAGGTAACAAGTATATTTTCAACAAATGAACAAAGACTATTGGTAGTTTGACTTAAAACACTAAGATTTACCCATAAGGCTGATGGGGCATCTTCGGTTACAGCTTGAGTTAATGTAGTTCCTGAATTGTTAACTAAAACAGTTATAACAGGAGTAGTAGTAGAACCAGCATAAGTAGGAGTATTTAAAGGAGTAACATATGCAGATGAATTTGCAGAAACAGCTGGTAATATAAGATTAACCCATGCAGCAGGTAAAACAGCATCAGCTGAAGCGAGTAAAAACATACCATCAGCAATATTTTCAGCAGCATAATCTACAGCAGAACCCCATTGAGAATCATCTCCAGAATATGTAAGGAATACATTATTATTCCATGCACCAAGAATTGGAGCCCATACAATTTCCTTAGTAGGATGATTAAAATTTAAAGTGTGTTTTTGATTAACAGTACCAGCACCACTGGATGCAACGAGAGTTTCAGCCCCTCCAAATTGAAGTTGTTCAATAAGATATTCGTGACCAACTTGGGCGAATCTTCTACGCTCTTCACTATCTAAATAGATATAATCGACCATTAAACCGACACTACCTAAAAAGAGATTGTTAGTAACGAGAGCATTTTCTCCAGATGAAATTAATAAATTAGCAACATTTGTTAATTCAATGTTAATACGAACTTCGTGGTATTGAAGAGCGATTAAAGGAAGAGCTAAACCAGTATTTCTGCAAAACCAGAATTGAAGAGGAATATAAAGAGTATATGCTGGTAGAATTGTTTGCTGAGGTGTAGCACTACTAAGACCTTGAGGAACAATTAATTGAGGAACATCACCAATCATAGCATCATAACCTCTTTCTTGTTCAGTAGTATGGGTAAGTTCATACCAGACATCAAGCCATGTTCCCCAATGTTTATCAATCTGAGAACCACCAATGGTTAATTCAAGAGTATTAATTAAAGCATGACCAACACGTCTAACCCATGCAACACGAGTATTAAAAAAGTCATCAGAATTATAAGCACCAACATTGGCATCAGTTACAGGTGGGAGTTCAGCTCTTAAATACATACGAGTGGCAAGATCTCCATTACGAAGAACTTGGACAGTTTGTCTTCCACCGAATTTAGGATTATCGATAGGTTGTTCAATACATTCGATTGAAAAGTTAGTGTGACGTCTGTAGACGACTTTAAAGTAAGTTATTTGTGGATTACCAGTAAGATAGACATCTTGAGCACCATAAGCTACGAGTTGCATTAAACCTCCTCCCATTTTAATATATAATA